TTGGTAAGGATAACGGATAGTATATCCCTACCCCATAGAGAGGTAGGCGAAGGACACTTAGTAAGAGGTTTTTTACTTAATGTTTTATAACCTTTTATCATTTTTTATTACCTCTGAACGGTGTCCGTTACATTCCTAAATTTTTCCTTACATCTGATAAATAGTCTTTACCGTCAATTTCACATTTTAGGTTTAATACATCTATGTCATAAATTTTCTTGCCGTCTACTTCAAGTTTAAATGCTGATACGGCAAATTCTATTTCACTATCCATTGGTTTTCCTATATCAATTTTTCCTGCTTTGTTTGATAAAGGTAAAACATTCATTACTGCTTTGTATCCTACGGATTTATAATTGTTTCCTGCTGGGTCGTATTCTTGTAGTGATGCATACACTTGTATTAGTTTGCTTTCTGGCTGGAATAGTTTTCCAAATTCTTTTGTTGTAGTGGTAAATTTGAGTTTTGCTTTCATTTCTTTAAAGTGTCCTATCACAGGAATTTCAAGCTCTCCAGATATTCCAAGGGATTTAACTTTTTCTGTCATATATGCAACATCTGGTAGGTCTACATCTGCAACACCTACAAGGGTATTTCCTTCTAAGTAAACTTTTGCATTTTGAAGGAAGTTTTTAATCTGTGCCATTATTTAGCCTCCTACTTAAATAAAGTCTGGAAATATGATGGGTCATACTCAATTAAGCCTACTATTTCTTTTGCCGGTGTCGGAGGTGTGAAGTAAAGGTTAAATTTAATTATTCCATCAAGCAGGTCCGTCAGTGGGTTGCTATCTTCTATAAACTCTATCCTGCCACCAAGTATATATTCTCCAGCTGAGAGTCCATCAAGTCTTATCTGATAGCTTTGAAGAGTTGTGTCTATGAGTCTTCTTGTAATATTGCTGTCCACCTTCTGGTTTAGTGTGAGTATAAACTCATTTGCAAGCCAGTTAAACATGTGTCTTATATTGTCAAATGTGTCTTTAGGGTCTGTTGAAGCGGGGTATGCAGCGGTTCTTGTTCCCCAAAATACCCATCCGTTAGCATTGTTATATAGAGGTATAACCCCTTGTCCCGCTAAGTAGTTAGCTTCATCAAGCCCTAAATGGATAGTAGCATCGTTTATAGGTAGTGGTTTGTTTGATACTGTCTGATTAGGGATATTTGAGTTTTCTGCATCAATTCTGGCTTTTTTGCAAGCTGCCAAAGTAGATGGATTTACAAACTGCTCTCCAAGTAACCCTTTGCCGTAAAGTGCTTTTAGATGTGGATATTTTAGACCGTTGTTAACAAGGTAAGCTGGAGCATCTGTATATAGATTTACATCCACATCTACATATCCCATTGCTTTGAAATGTCCATTTACAAGGGTTGCTTTTGCATTGATTGCAGTTGCTACAGATGGGTCTGCAGAAAATTTTGGAGCAATTATTATGCTTGGGAGTATTCTAAACCTTGGATAAACTTCATCTACAAGCTCAAGTCCTGTCTTTTTACCTGTTGTGGCATCAATTCCACCTATTACATCTGCAGAACTTACAAGTGTTGGATCTGGGTTTCCGTTTGCATCTAAGTGAACTGCAGGGTCAAACACATTTACAAATATTACAGGTGCTATCCTTTCATATTTAAATGCCACATCTGCAACTTCATCAAGTGTGTATTTTGAATAATCTCCGTTGTATCCAAATGTATTTACATACTCATCGTAGGTAAAAATAAGCCTGGGCTCGTTTACCGGACCGGTTGAAGCAGTCCCCACTGCAAAGATTATTGTTCCTGTTCTTACTGGTGGAAGTATGCTTGTTGGAAGCTCTTCCACATAAACTCCTCTTCTATATGTTGCCATTTTCTTTTACCTCTATTGGTTTTGTTTATCTTTAACCTGTGAAACCGGAATGAACTTTTCTCTCAATTCTTCATCTTTTACATAAGCAGGGATTTCCATAAAAACCTGTCCCGGTCTTAAAAAGAACCTTTCATTTACAACTGGCTCCCCTACATACATTAGTGGTTCTTTTTTGGGTGGATTTTCCTTATTCTCTTTAACTGCTTGTGTTTGCTCCTCTTGGACTGGGTTTTTTTGGGAAGTTTCTTTATTCTCTTTAACTGTTTGTGTTTGTTCTTCTTTTTTAGATTTTCTTGCCATTTTACAATCCTCCATAGAGTTTTCTTATAGTTTAGAGTCAGGGGAATGATTAAAGGGGTCTGATAGGGCTGGATAGGCTACTTAAAAACTGGTTCTATTATGCAGGTGCAGTGTGGATGTGCTACTTTTGGTGGGACTTTATCTTTTGGGAAAACTCCTTTACCAAGACCAAAATCTACATTGGCATATTCATCACAAATGTCCCTAATTTCATGGGCTGAAGATAATCTCCATCTATATCCAATGACAAATTCATTATCTTGCCAGTTTTCTATTACCATTATGTGGTAAATATTTGCTGTTTCAGTTCTGGCTATTCTTTTAAGGTTGTAAAGCTGTTTGTCATACATATACCACTTTATAGCATCGTCTACTGCTTCTTCGCTCAAATTTTCCACTGCTTTTGTAAGATTTTTTAAAAGCTGTTGATGGGCTGTTTTTACTCCATAGGGGCTTTCCTTTCTTTGCTTTATATATTTTTCATACTGCTTTAGAATTTTTTGAAATTTTTCTTTTGTAATTTCTCCTTTAATCATAGCTTTAGCTGTGGTTCGCAGTTTTTCTATTAGTTTTATTTCTTCTTTTGTAAGTTGGACAAATTTTTTGCCGTGGAGTTTTTCCATGTGTTTTTGTATCTTATAGGCTGTTTCTGTAAAGGTTTTTCCAAGGGCCATCTGTTTTTTTAGAACTTTGTAAAACTCTTTTTCTGTTTCTTTTTTATTTTTCCAAAGTCTTTCTGATAAAGTTAAGCCATCGGGGTATTTTGTATTCCAGATTTTTTCTTGTATTCTCTGGACTATATCAGGCTTTAAAGGTTGTTTTGATATTTTGACCTGAACAGTTAACCCATTTAAGAGAGTCCTTATAAACCTTTCGTTTTCATCTAATATGTCCCTAACCTGTTTTTTTACCTCATCTGTAATTTGATAATTTTTAGACTTTAGAAGATTTAAAAATTGTAAAAATACATTCTGGTAATGATTTTCATAATCTAAAATGTTCTGATGCATTATCTGAAAAAGCATATCTCTTATTTCTTTCAATTTATTCCTCTAATGCTGGTGGTAGTTTTGGAGCCGATATTAAAAAGATAAATTCCATTGAGTAATAAGGTTCTCTAATGTTTAAATCGTGTATGGAGAATTTTTCTTCTTCTATCTGGAAGTGTTCAAATCTCTGGTTGTTATCTAAAATTTTTTCTATTTTTGAAAGAAAATTTAAAAGCTCATGAGTTCCTTCTGCTGGGTCGTTTGATTTTGAAACTATTCCAAATGGCATTGATACTTTCATTATTTTCTTGTCTTCTGTTTCGTAAAATTCTACCGGAGTAAGAGCTATAAATGGATAGTCTTTTGTGTTTGGTGGTCTTTTTATCCCTATGAATGTTTTTACTTCAAGTGCTGTTTCAAGCTGTTTTTTGAGATAATCAAGTGCCGAATACCACATCTCAGCCTCTACCTATTTTAAATGTGCCAAATATTGATGTTATTTCGTCTGTAATTCCAAGAGTTTCTTTTGTAATTGAGTTTTCCATATCTTTTACGAGCTTTTCATAGTGTTTCAGTTTCACACCATATTCGTTTTCATTTCCTGCAGATGTGTATTTTTTCAGGAATGCTCTGTAGGTAGCATAAGTTTTTGCAAGGTCTTTGAGGTGAATATTTGCCTGCAAATCTATAGTTATTGGTATTCCTTTTTGAAGTAATACTCTTTCTACATATCTATTGGCTTCGTCTATTTCAGCTTGTTCTATCTGGACAAGTTCATCCACTGGTATGTCAGAAAGAGTTATAAACTCCATTAGATTTCTCCTTTTTGTATTTTTTCAAGACCTCTTTTGAAGTATGCAACCATTGCATTGTTTGCAATTTCAGACCTTTCTTCAAATGCTCCTATAAACCATCCTCTTGGCTCTATACCAGGATGCTTAACTTTTTTTCTAAATATATAACCTGTTCCTGATGGATTTGGGATTTTAAGGGCTTTTCTGTCTTTTGCTTTTATTATGTATGGTTTTGTTCCTTCTTCTAAATATAATCCGTATTTTAAGGGAACTGATATTGTAAAGCCAAAGCCTGTGTCTAATATCTGGATAGATTCTGCAAGCAGTCCTGTTCTTGGTGTGAAATATTTTCTGTTTTGTATATCAAGCTGTGTCTGTCTTACATAAGATTTTGCCCATATAGATACAGATGCATTTGCAAGATTTAATAATTTTTTTGATATTTTCTCTAAATCAAAATCTTTTTGTAGGTTTACTTTTATTTCCATAATATTGAAAGAGGGGCTAAAAGCCCCATAGAGTTATATTATCCAATCTTGACATTTTTGATAGCACCAACTGCGTAAGGGTTCATGACAGTAAATCCGCAATACCATTTGAATCTATATCTGGCAGCGTCTTTATCTTGAGCTTCTCCAAGGTATTTATACTGTATGCCTGCATTATTACCTGCATACAGACCTGTGATTCCTTCGTTCTCATCAAGTACTCCAGCATAGATAGTGGAAAGGATATTACCGTTTGCATCAGTTGTAATAGGTATATTGTCGTTTTTGATAATAGGCACTCCATCATAGGTAAGCATAGCTTTACCAAAATTTGGAAGCTGAAGCATAGCTGAATCTGTTCCGCCTGCCTGTCTCAGGAGCTTCTTGTACTCATTGTAAGTTTTTGAGTGCATTATTATTACGTCAGCCCCCATTTTCATTAGCGTAAGCAGTTCATCCAGCATTTCAAACGTTAAAGGTGTAGCTGCAGCATCAATAGTTCTCTGCAGTCCCTGTGTTTCCGCTCTTGCTATCTGTTTATCAAGTCCATTAAATGTGAGGGGGTTGGTAGTTTCATCACCTACAACAACGTTTTTCTTGTAAGTTCTTGCTATTGCCTTGATTTCTCCATAAAGCATTATATTTGCATCTGCCCCTTCAACTTCTGTTGAGAAGTTTGGAATGTCTATATCCTGAGCAATAACTTTTATTCCATCTTTAAACGGGACAAGAGTTGTTCCGGGAGATTGTGGAATTGTTCCATCTGGAGCTATAAAGTTTGCAGTTGGAATTGTGTCTTCCCATGTTACATGTAGAGCTCCACCATTTACCTTTCTAAATGGCAAAACTTTAAACAAATCATCAGTATCAATTATTGTTTCTATAACTCCATCTACAATATCATCCTGAACGGTTTTTCTAAGTTCGTCTAATATAGGCATTTTTTAAACCTCCATTATTTTTTTAATTGAAAGATTTTTGCGAGTTTTTCCTGTGGTGAAAGCTCTTTTTTAGGCTCTTTTACATTGGAAGTTCCGGAGCCTTCTTTGTCATCTGCTTTAAACCAGTGGGGTCTTTTTTCTTTTAGCTCTTTTATGAATTCTTCTGGTGGTTTGTCTGAAATAAGTATTTTGCCGTCTTCTGTTAGTTTTGCATTTTCTTTTGCAAGGATAAATATGTCTTCTGGTTCTATTGCATTGTATTTAGTTGCAAGCTTGATAATCTCACTCCTTACCTTTTCCGTTTTATACAGATTTTCAAGCTGGGCAAGTTTTTCTTCCAAGGATTTGTTTTGCTCCTTTGCCTGTTTAGAGAGTTTTTCATACTCTTTTTTTACTTTTTTAACTTCTTCTAAAGAGTTAAAACCGAGTTCTTTTAGTTTTTTAGCTACGATTTCATCAGGGTTTACAGGGTTTCCTTCATCAGTTTTACCAGGAGTGTTATTACTGTTATTATTGGAATTGCCATTATCAGAATTAGAGCTATTCCCTGAACCGTCTCCATCAGTAGAACCTCCAGCAAAAATAGGTATCCATCTGCCTTCATAAAAAACCCATTTTCCATATCTTCTATTCACTGCCTTTATCCTCCAGTGTTTTTTTATAGTTTATGGTTTTAGACTTGAAGCTTAGGGTCTGATAGGGCTGGATAGGGAAATAAAAAAGCCCCCTGCAATAAGGGGGCAGTGGAGAGAGATAAAGAACGGAAAAATTAAAACTCAATAGCTTCTTCTGATTGACTATTCTTTATTAATTCTATGATTTTGTCGTAATCCTTGATTTTGATGTTTTTTGTGCTTTCATATCCGTATTTTTGTATTATTTTTTTTATGTGTTCTTTTTGAATATTGTTTTTGTTTGCAATAGCAAACAATCTTTTTCTTTGTGCTTCGCTTATAACCTCTTCTGGGGATTTCCTCGCTTTTTCTTCTTGTGTTTTTTCTTCTTTAAGTTCCTCTATTGCTGGCATTCCTATTGCGTAAGCTTTTCTTAATGCTCTTGACACTGCTCTTGTTTCTGCCATTTCTAGTCCATGATTTGCAGTTATTTTGGTTACGTTTTCTTTTGTTGCAGTTCCTATTCCTTCGTATTGCTGTCCATTGTTGAGATAAATCGTTGCTTTTACTATGAACTGGTTTTTCTCAAAATCTGCTTTTAAGACATCTGTTTTCACCACTGCTATTCTTTTGTTTTTGTCTGGATGGTTGTTTCCAATCCACAAGAGCCCGTCAGATGTAATATATGGATTTCCTCCGAGGAAAACAAAATGAATAGATGGCACAAGTCCGTATTTTTCTGCATAGAATTTCACTGTTTGTGTGACTATTTTGCTTGGTGTAAAATTTTCGACTGATGATGTTAATGTTTTTTCCATAATTAACCTCCTTAATCATTTTTTAAATATGATTTTGTAAGCATCTTCAAATGCTTTTTCTTTATCTTTTACGATAAGCAAAATTTCTATAAATGTTTTTTTTAAAGCTATGAATTGTTCTTGCGAATAGTCAAATTTTCCTTTTTTTGCAAGTTTTTTCTGCAGATATGAGTTTTTACTTTTCATTGTTTTTACCTCCTTAAATTCATTATGTTTCAAAGTGTCCTTTTTCTATTTCTTTTCTCAGACTATAAGATGGTGTAAAGATAGGAATTTTTTTTGCAGAAATTGTGATTTTTTTTCTGGTTCTTGGGTTAATGCCTTTTCTTTCTTTTCTTTCCTTTACATGAAATACTCCGAATGTTGGAATTTGTATTCTTTCATCTTTTCTAAGGGCTTGTTTAATTGAAAAGAATGTTTCATCTAATACTTTTGAAATTATTTCTTCATCAAGTCCTACATTTTTGCTTACTTGTATTTTTAACTCTTTGTAGGTCATGGATTAAACCTCCTGTTTTATTTTTAAATTGTAAATTTCTTTTAATGCTTTGTTTCTGATATCTTGATATTTTCTTTCTGCTGACAGATATAAATGCCACACAATTAATACTACAATTCCCCAGCCGATTGATGCTGTTAAAAATCCTGATAGAAAAATGATTGCAGTTGTCATCTTTTACACCTCCCTTTTACTCTCAAGTCTTCATCTTTTATTTGTTTGATTTCGCACATTTCAAGAAGTCTTGATATAACTGGTTCTTCTGCAACGAAATTCGCAAGGTCTTTAAAACTTGCATTTGTAGTGATAAAAAGTAGTTTGTCTGTATTGTATGCATGATAGATTATTTCTGTTGCAAATTTTTTCTCCCATTCGTTTAAGTTTAAATTTAAATCATCTATTAAATAACAATCAAAATTTTTGTATGTTTTTCTGTTTTCATTGATGTCAAAATTTTGAAGTGATATGTAAACTGGTGTGTTTATTTTGTATTTTTGTAAAAGTTTTGCTATCTTATATACACAGGCAAAGGTTTTTCCTATTCCTGCATTTCCTGATAGTATCAATCCTTTTTTGCTCTTGAGACTTTCCTCAAGGGCTTTTGTTTTTCTTTTTTCTTTCTGAAATACTGTATTTACATATTTTTCTGGGAAGTTCCCTTGAAGAAGTTTTTCTTTTATATACTTTAAAGGCAATGGCTTTAAAACTTTTTTTATTCCTTTTTCTGTTATTATCCAATAACAAGTTTCATCTTCATAATATATATCAGTTCCTTTTGCTTTTTTTATTGCTTCTTCTTTGGTTTTTGCCATTAACATTTTTAAAACCTCCTAAAAGTGTGGGACATCTTCATCATCAAGGTTTATTTCTTCTGGCTGATTTTGTTTTTCTATATAATCAAGATAGTAATCAAGCCCTCGCTCGTTTTCTTTTGATGTCCATTTTTTTCTTTCCTGCTGCACTTTCTTTATTGCTGGAAGCAAAGCTCTAAACTGTGTGATTCCTTTTGTTCCTTTTCTTTGTGTCTTTTTGAAATGCTCATAATCTGCTTTGAGCTGGTTTGTGGTTTCTCCATTTTGCTGATAGATTTTCACAAGCTCCTTTAAATGTTTACCAATAATTGCCTGATATTTGATAGACATTAGTTTCTCTGGAGGTTCATCATTCCAAAGTTTTAAATACCAGCCCATAAGATGTCTTATATCTACTTTATCTTTTTGTCTTTCTTCTATATATACCTCAAGAGCGTTTATAAGCTGAGTTATCTTTTGTTTTGCTTCTTTTCCTGTTTTAGACATTTGAATTTCTTTGAGTCTTTTCAAAATTGTTTCGTGTCTCATGACAAGACTCCTTTTAATCTTTTTCTAATAATTTTCAGTCTTTCTTTGATTGCCTCTTCACTTCTTCCAAGTTCTTTTGAGAGTGTTTCTGCCTTTTGTCTGTCGAAACGATAGTTCTTGGATTTAAATGTCTCTACCAGTTTTCTGTCTTCCCATTCCTGCCATTTCTGGAAACTTCTACCTGTTTTTCCACGGTGTCTGCGGCTTTGGTGATAAAGTTTGTAATACTCTTTTTTACAGGAACTGGAGCAAAACATCTGTTTTTCTTCAAATGGGACATATTCTTTATTGCATACAGCACATTTTCTTTTTTCTATATACTTCTCCCAATCCTGCGTGTATTCTCTTAGAGCAAATATTCCTTCAGAAACTGCTGTGATTGTTGCTTTGTATAGTTGTTGCTTTATGAAATCTCTAACTTTATTTCTAATAAAGCTTTTACCTAAATATCTATATTTGGTTTGTTCTAAATCTTTTACTATGTCTTTTGCTGTGAATACTTTCCTTTTAACCATAAAAGTCCAGATTTCATTTTTCATAATGAAACCTCTACTGCCTTGATGAGTTTTTTGATTTCCTTCTCAGAAAGTTCTTGTAGTTTCATACCTTTTGCATAATATAAGAGCCTATCTACTTCTATCGTTGTCCAGTTCCTTTGTTTTGCAATCTTCAACAGATGTTCATCTGTTTTAATCTTGTAAGCATTTGCTAGTTCCTTAATAGTTTTTTCAGATAGAGAATCAAGAGATTTTCTAATGATTACTCTTTTATTAAGAGCTGGGTATCTTGTCATATTTTCAAGAAGAGTTAAGTCTCCAATAAGGATAAACCTGATAGGAAACTCTTCGAAAACATCTTTGATCTCTCCCATTAAAGTTTTCTTTGTTAAAAGCCTTTGAGCTTCATCAAGTATTACAATTGGATTTTGTCCTGTTGCCTCTAAATAGGTGTTTAGAAATTCCATAGTTTCCTGGTAGCTTCTTGAAATAGCTGAGCCTAACACCCTTGCAAGCTCTCTTGTGAACTTACTTGGTGTATCAAGTGTTTGAGAAATTTTCATATAAAAAACATCGTGATGCTGTTTTGTGAGTATTTTTGCTGCTTGAGTTTTGCCAACGCCGTAATTTGCAGAGACTATTGCAATCCCTTGTTTATTATCCCTGATTATTTTTCTCATGAGCAGTACTACTTTTTCTAGTTCTTCATAAGCATGTGTCTTTACTTGCATATTAATCCTCCTCTGATAAGAGTTGTGAAAGAATATCTATTTCTTCTTCTGTTTCTTGCTCCTGAGTAGCTGAAAAATCTTCAAGCTGAATTTCTTCAAGATTTATCTCTATTTTGTGTGGTTCTTCTTGCAGAGCTTCTACTTCAAGCATTACTTTTTCCACTTCAATTTTCTGAACTCTTTTTTGTATGCGTTTTTGTTTTTGTTTAATTTGTTTGTCTTTAATGGTTTCAAGGTCTGCTGGCTGGCTGATTAGTTTAGCTGTTCCTAAATACTCTCCGGTTTCAGCTGAATACACAAATAGATTTGTAATATTCTCAAGGTCTCTTAGACAAATAACAGATAGATTTTTTCTGTTTCTGCCAAGTTCTGACTGCAATGATGGATGGAAAAATTCATATATAAGGTTATCTATTCTTATCTGGTTATTAATTACTTTTCTCTCAAACTTTTGAGCAAATGCGTTTCTAATTATTTCCTCTTTTTCTTCCCTTGTTCCAAGTCCATAAGCAGCTATAAGTTCAGCCGGAGATATTACACCTTCAATGTGCTTAAAGTTGTGGCTTTCTTTGTTGTAATGTTCTACAGACTGATACCATAAATCCTCAAAACTTCCTTCAAATCTACTTGCTCTTATTAGTCTTGCTATGTCTTTTAGTCCTCTGAAAACTCTTTCTATGAGTTTTGAGTTTGGACTATAAGGCTTTGTTTTTATATGTTTTACTTGTAGCTGCTTTAGAGCATTCGTTATGTAGTCGTTTTTGATAATTTTTTCATTATCACTTTTAATAGCTTTTGGAACTCCATACTGGATAAATAGCTTCATCAAATAGTAAGCAACATCAAGGGAATTAAAGGCTTTGTTGTAATGTTTTGCGTTTTTTTCTTTGTTTTCAATAATCATTGCTGGGAATATGTAGCCCGTAAAAGTATCAATAACCTGCATAATTGAGTAATTTTTGCCTTTCCACTGATAGCCTGTTGCATCAATCTCCCACAAGCCTGCTTCTCTTTTGACAGTTCCTTTAGACTGAACAAATTTTGAGATTTCTTTTTTGAGTCTTCTTTGTTTTTC